TATGAAACACTGGGCAGAGGAGGCTTCTTAATGCATCCTATTACTCCGGGAATGGAAAAGTTTTTTACATCTGGAAGAGATTTAATATTTTTTGATAGAAGTGATTGGGGTCAACTGGTAGACATTATTAGATATTATTTAGAACATGATCAAGCAAGAGAAACCATAAGAAAACAGGGACATGAATTAGTAAAGAGTAAGTATACCTATAAACAAAGACTAGAATTTATATTTGAAACAATAGGGATGAAGCATATAGAAAGCAATAGTAAGAATAAACCACGATCTAATAAACTTAATCTAGGAGCAGGTCGCGATATTAAAGAGGGATATGATAATTTAGATATGACTAAGTTGCCAGGCGTTAATATAGTTCATGATTTAAATGAATATCCCTGGCCGATAGAAGATGAAACATATGATAAAGTTGAGGCTTGGGATGTATTTGAACATTTAGAAAATGTTCCTAAAACAATGGATGAATGTCATAGAATATTAAAAGAAAACGGAACATTATTTATAAGAGTTCCAGACGCTAGATTTCCAGAAAAGTGTTGGATTGATCCTACTCATAAGAGGGGTTTCTGTCCTGAGTCGTTTGACTATTGGGATGATGATACTTTCCTTGCCAAACATTATGGTTTTTATTCTAGTGGAAGATGGAAGATTATTGATAAGAAGGAAGCCAACTACGGTTTAGAATGGAATCTAAAGAAAGTAGGCAAGAGTCAACAAACAATAACTGAAAAGAAAAAAGTATATATTGCTACTCATCCTAAGATTATTAAGAAAGAAGCTAAAGATATCAGGGTGGGTTTAATTGCCAGAACAGATGACAGTGGCCTGGGCAATCTTACTCATGAATTTTATAGACATATAAGACCCTATAAAACATTGGCTATAGATTTTAGCATACAGAGAAAGATTAATAGTCATCCTGAATGGTATCCTAATGCCAGGATATGTAGAGGAGGACCTGATGAGAAAGATATGGAATGGTTGTTAGAAGATGTGGACATTGTTTATACAGCTGAAACTCCTTACAATTATGATTTATATACTAAAGCCGAAAAGAAGGGCATACCTATTATTTTACATTATATGTATGAGTTTCTTGCTAATAGATCAGCTGATGTTCCTTATCCTACAGTATTATTATCACCTAGTCTTTGGTTCAATGATGAGATAAAGCAACAGATGAGTAATAAATGCAAGGTAGATTATTTGCCTGTTCCTGTTAATAGAAAACTTTGTAAGTTTAGAAAGATCAATAAAGCCAAAAAGTTTTTACATGTTGTAGGAAGACAAACAGAAGATGACAGAAATGGCACAGATATATTTTTGAATTGTTTACCCCATGTTAAAAGCGATGTAGAATTCATTATGTCTACTCAGGGTCAACCCATTAAAGTAAAAGATAAAAGATTAAGAATAAGAAAAGAAGTAGATAAATATCAGGATATGTATGTAGGTGATGTATTAGTAATGCCTCGTAGATTTGGAGGATTATGTTTGCCTTTGAATGAATCAATGAGTTGTGGCATGGTGCCCATTATGACTGATTTACCTCCTCAGAATGGATTTTTACATAAAGATAGTCTTATCCCTATTAATGATAAGATATATCGAAGCGTTTGCCAGTTTAATGTATATGATGCTAATCCTAAGAACCTTGCCATGAAGATAGACGAGATGGCCAATAAGGATATAGGTTATTTGAACAAAGCCTCTGATGAATATGCTGATAGCATTAGCTGGGATAATATGAAAGAAAAGTATTTACAATTATTTAAGAAAACTATAGATGAATACAAGAGAACTTAAGAGACAAGAATTAATTGATCTTACCAAACAGCATGATGCCTATCAGACAATAGAAGATAAAGACGAGACCATAGTCCAGGGCTGGCGTGATTGTGAGGGGCGCTGGGATAAGATCAAGCCCTTTATTAAGGCCAATCAGTGTATAATGGATATAGGCAGTCATTATGGTTATTTTACCAAAAAAGCCAATGATCAGGGTTGTATAGTTTGGAGTATAGAAGAGAATGAGATAAGAGCAAGGATACAAAGGAAGATGCTAGAACTCAATGGATGCCAAGGAGTATATCTTACCACAACCCACTTAGATACGGATCACTTTGTAGAATTGGCTAGAGTAACAGAATGTATAGATGCTATATTTGCTTTATCTGTTTTACATTATCTTACTCCTTTAGAATATAAGAATATAATTTATATTCTAAGTTTAATTTCTCCAAACGTTTTTATAGAATTACCCAATCCTAATGAAGTTGTAGTTGATGGTAATAGAGAAACAATCAACTTAGACCATGACAGAATATTTGATATTTATTTTGATACATTTCAAAAAATAGGAGAATTTGCAGCTCCCAATGGAACATGCAAAAGAACGTTATATCATTTACAAAATAAAAACATACATAGAAATAGGGCCCTGGGTTATATGCATGGAGAGGGGGGTAAATTTCATGATATTAAATGTATTAATTCTATATGGAAGATAGATGATAAAAGTATCCAACATACAGGCTTTAACCTAAATAATTTATTTCTATGGAACCTAGTTTATCCTTCTGTGCCCAAGATGCTAGAGATTGCAACCCAGGGATATTATTATATGGTTCAACAACTTAAGGGCGAACTAACTGATATGTCTATTAGGAATGTTATAGCAGGTAAGGGGGGTGAGCAGGGAGTTGATATAATTGATTTTACAGAAAGCATTGACAAATTCAAAGAAGATGGAACATGGCAGAATTATGTATCTAATATGAATAATAAAACGCTAGATGATATAAGAGAATATTTAATCGTTCCATATGAAAAAGAAAAAAGTAAATTATAGAAAGAAAGCTATTGATCTTGCCAAGAAGATATGCCGACGTAACGGTATATGCGCCAAATGTGGCAAGACAAGATCAGAGGTGCAGATACAATCATCTCATATATTGCCTGTTGAATATAAAAGAACGGCAACTTATTTGGATAATCTTATTCCCTTATGTGCATCTTGCCATAAGTGGGCTAAAAACTCTTGGCATAAAAGCCCCTTAGAACAGACATGGTTTGTAAGAAAATATCCAGGCAGAAGAATGAGATTGATATTAAAGGCAGCAGAAGAAAAAAAGATTATTTTTGATGATAATTATTGGAGAGAAGAATTTCTAAAACTTAAATGGTTAGAAGAAGAGATACAATAACACTTGACAATCTATAGTAGAAAGCATATAATAAGAATGAAACGCATAATACAATGTCCATTAAAGATACAATAAAAAGTATCGGAAATAGAATTAATGATGCAACCTCCACTTTATTTAAAAGCGCGCGGGGTGTTTCTTTTTCTATGTTTTCGACCTCATCTGATGTTAAAAAAAGTCATCCAAGAGATTACGACTATTATTTTATAGTCTATAAAATTAATTCAGATGTAGCAGCTTGTGTAAATAAATATGCAAATGGATGCCTAGGAACAGGTTGGGATATAGTAGATAATGATCAAGAGCAAGTCAATGAAGAAGAGCATGAAAAGGCTTATTCTTTTTTTGAAAATTGTAACCCCCACAAAACATTTGATGAAATATTAAAAGAGCTAATACAAAATTATGGTATATCGGGTGATGGATATTTAGAGATTGCCAAGAATGGTTTTAACGAACCCACAGAACTTTGGGGACTGCCTTCTCAGAAAACTTTTGTTAAATCAGATAAGCACGGAGAAATACTGGGATATAAAGAAGAAGTTGATGGCGATGAAGTTGATTTTGAACCCGATGAAGTTTTACATTTACGAAGACCCAATCCTATAGATAACTATTATGGTTTATCTCCTATGGCCTCTTGTATGAATGAAGTAGAATGTGATTTAGCGGCCTTGCTTTCTAACTATGGATTTTTTATAAATGATGCTACCCCTTCTAGCGTATGGCAATTCGCTGAATCAATGAATGATAAAGATTATCAGCAAATTAAAAAAGAAATAGAGCGCAACTTTAAGGGGACTAAGAACAGACATAAATCGGCAATCGTTAAAGGTGAGTTTAAACTACATAAGATTAATGATAGAGTTGAGGACGCTGCCTTTCTTGCTGGAAGAAGTTTGGCCACTGAAAAGGTTTGCGCATCTTATGCCGTCCAAAAGTTTATGATAGGTTATACAGACTCAGCAAATTATAATACATCTAGAACATCTGAAAGAGATTTTTATCAGAATACCATATTACCTATTCAAGAGTCTATTGAAAACTTAATTAATAAACAGATATTACCTGCTATGGGAATCACAACTTGTAAATTCAAGTTTAAAGCTGCTGACTTTACAGAAAGAGAAGTAGAATTAAAAGAAGCCCAATCAGGTGTTTTAACATATGATGAGGCTCGTGCAATTCTGGGCCGTGAAGCTTTAGACCCTAAGTATTATGGAGAAAAGGGAAGGGAACTTTATCAACCCAAGCCAGGAAAGGCATCAGATGAACTGAGTGCTCTTTCTGGAGGAGAACAGGCCAAGAAAAATATAGCTGACAATTTAGTTAATATAAAATATAAATTGCAGGAGATTAAAAATGGAAAGGGAAGACGTAAATAAAAGTATAAAGATAATTGATCGTATTCTCTATGAAATGTATATACAGAAAGATGTTAAACCGGTATTAGGTAGCACTAACATAATAAGATTAGAGAATAAATTTTATAATGATTTAAGAAAGTTATTTAACAAATGGAGAAGGATAGTAATAGCTAGATCGTCAGGAGTTGAAAGAATTGTAGAAAAAAGGGCTGTAAAGAAAGGGCTTGAAGACATAACTACATTAACAACGTTTATTGACAATAAGGAATTAGAAGAATTGATTTTTAATTATATGTATCGAGGAGGACAGATGGCAGGTAGAATATCAGCTCCGACCTTACAATGGATTAGAGATTATTCACTTAATCTTTCCAATGTAAAATATACAGAATTAACAGGCAAGATACAATCAGAAGTATTATACTCTGTAAGGGCAGGAGAGGGGTCTAGAGAGCTTGCAGCAAGGTTAGATGATGTATTTGACAAGTTATCTACTACGGACGCTGAGAGGATCGCTAGAACAGAAATAGCCCGTGCTCACAATGAAACAGTATTAGACCAGGTTGATCCTGATGATTTAATAGATGTAATACAATTTGATCCCTGTGAACTATGCACCGATTTAGCCAGTGAATATCCCAAGAAGGCAAAAGATGCTAGAGGGGACTTTCCAGCTCATCCAAATTGTAGATGTGAAACTACTGAATATGTTGAATAAAAAACAATTGACTAAACAATAAATAAATAATATAATAAAAATGGACATTGAAAAAGATAAGACAAAATCTAATATTTTACCCCAAATGATTACAGTGGGTATCCCCTCAACAGGAATGATTCCCTATGATTCATTTATGTCATTTCTCAATCTACAAGGAGCTTCTAAACTACCCAAGTTAATGGTGGGTATAGCAGGATCGCAGGTTCACAAGGCTCGTAACCAAATTGTAGAGAAGATGCAAGGAGAATGGCTGATGTTTATTGATAGCGATATGGTATTTCAAGGCGATGTAATTGATAAGCTAATTGCTCATAACAAGGACATTGTATCGGCTTTAGCCTTTATGAAAAGACCTCCTTTTGACCCCTGTATATTTGATAAACTACCAGACGGACGATATCTGTCTAAAAGAAATTTTCCAGAGAATCAGTTGATAGAAGTAGACGCTGTAGGAATGGCTTGCACTTTAATTAAAAAGAAAGTATTAAAGAAATTAAAGGCACCTCACTTTGAGAATATTAAAGTAGGAAAATCATTATTGGGAGAAGATGTTAGCTTTTGTCAGAAGGCAAAGGAAGCAGGATTTAAAGTTTATTGTGACACGTCCGTTTTAGTCGGACATCTAGAAACGATGCCTATAGGAATAGGACAATTTAGGCAATTCGCTCAAATGAGGGATGCTCAATCACAAACTCAAATAAGACCTGCAACTCCTGACGAAATAGCAAAATTAAGTAAAAAATAATGATAGCAAATAATAAACCAATCACTAAAATATCAAACCTTGACTTTGATTTTGATATAACAAAAAGCCAGGGTAATTATATTGAGGGATATTTTACAACTAATAGTGTTGACCGAGAAGGCGAAGTAATAGAACCCCAGGCTTTCAAAAAAACACTTCCACAATTTATAGAAAATGGGGGTCCAGTTTTGTTTGATCATAATAAAACAGGTGATAAGATTATGCCGAAAGACCTTGTGGGGAAGGTTGTTGATTATAAGATATTGAAAAGCAAAGTTTGGGTAAGAGTCAAAATATTAAGCAAGAATGTTTGGCATCTGATAAAAGAGGGTGTATTAAAAACATTTTCTTGGTTTGGGCAAGTTCCTGAAAGCGCCATTGAAAATGTGTTTGATGAAACACTTGGAAAATTTATTCCTCACATTAAAGAGGTTGATTTAGTAGAGGTTACGCTCACTCCGGGCCCTGCTAATCGCGAGGCTCAATTTGTAGCAGTAGCAAAAAGCTTTACTAAGAATTTAAAAAATATAACGGTCGATAATAACAATGATAATAAAATAATAAATAAGGAAAATAATATGAAAGAAGTTAAAAAAAATGATGAAGAATTAGAAGCTAATGAAGCTAAAGAAGCTAAAGAGAAAGAAGAATTAGAACAAAAAGAGAAGCAAGAAACCGAAGATAAAGAAAAAGCTGAAGCCGAGAAAAAAGAATTAGAAGAGAAAGAAGCGAAAGAACAAGCCGACAAGGAAGCTCTTGAAAAAGAGAATAAGGATGAAAAGAATGAAGAGGGAGAAAAGAAAGAAGTGAAAACCGAAAAAGTAGATGTTCTTGAAGTTAGCGCTGAAGAGTTCAAATCTCTTAAGGGTCTGTATGATGAGATGGGAAAGAAACTATCTCTATTGTCAAGTAAAAGCGTCAAGAAATCAATTGATGTTGAGAAAGATGAAATTACAGAACTTAAGGAAGAGATTTCAGAACTTAAAGAGGTTATCAAGAATGTATCTCTACCTATTAGGAAGGGAATCAGAGAGAACATAAAGAAGAATCAAGCAAAAGAGAAAGAAGATGCTGCTAATCAAGAATTGATTGGCTTAATGGGTCGATAATAAAAAATATATATAAAATAAAGGAGACAATAACATGGGAAATATAAAAGACAGAGAAGCGATTAAGGCTATGGATGCCTCAACTGCTGGCGAAGGACAAGAGTTTATTCCTACAGATCTATCTTCAGAATTACAGAAAAGATTTGAATTAGATAGGAAAGTAGCAGGCTTATTCAGATACCTAGAAATGCCTACCAACCCTTTCGAACTTCCAATCCAGGGAACAGGGGCCAAGCTATATAAAGTTGGCGAATCTACTGGCGAGGACGGAACAGGACAGTATAAACCGGATGCAAGCACTCCATCAACAGGAAAGGTTGTTTTTTCAGCAACTGATTTAGTTGGGCGAGTTAACGTTTCTTATAATCTAGTACAAGATTCTATTGTCGCTATCTTACCAATGGTTAAAGATGATTTATCTGGAGCCGTAACTGGAGGCATTGAAAATGTTCTTCTAAACGGTGATACGACTGCAACTCATATGGATAGTGATGTTTCAAACGCAGCTTCTGCGTTAGGAGCTTATGCGCAAGAAAAATCTTGGAAGGGTTTAAGAAAATTAGCTTTAGCAGGAAATTGTAAAACTGACTTGTCTACTTTCACAAAAGCCACTGTGCGAGCAATGGTTACCTCTATGAGTAAATATGGTGTTAATGCCGAGAAATTGGCTTTCATCGTAGGACCTAAGGGATGGAATATCTTTAAGGGTATTTTAAGTGATTTAGACATTTATACTACGAACAAAACAGGAATCACTGGAGCAGTGGGTAATTTTGATGGAATTCAGATCATCAACTCAGAATTTATGAGGGAAAATCTTAATGAAGTAGGCGTTTACGACGGAACTACTACTACCAAGACAGCGATAATTTTGGTTTACCGACCAGAATTCGTGCTAGGTAATCATGGACCAATTACTATTGAAGAAGATAAAGATATTGCTTATAGACAGAAACAGTTAGTAACTTGCACCAGAAAAGACTTCCAGGCACTACACACACCTCATTCAGTGAACTATCCAACAGTTTGGTTGGGATACAACATAGCGTAACAAAAGTAACAGTAATTTATAGTTTTATAGAGGGGCTGAAATGATAGGCCCTTCTGATAAGACTAGTAAGTTAAATAATAAATGATTAAATGGAAGAATATTGCACAGCCGCAGAAGTATTAGCCCTAACAGGCGTTACAGTAACAGCGACACATTGTACAAATGCTCGCTATATTATTGATAACTGGATAGGCACTGATTTTCAAAATGAAACTTCTGTAACCAATGAGATAGTATCAGGAACGGGAACACAATGGCTTGAATTAAAGCATTATCCTATTCAGTCAGTTAGTAAAGTAGAAGTAGACGAGGGTTCTTTTGATGCTCCATCTTGGACAATAGAGGATATTACAGATTATAAAGCCCCCGCCCAACATGGAGAAAATAATAATGAATTACAATATAACGGAACATGGAATAAGGGAATAGGTAATTATAGAGTAACTTATAAATACGGTTATTCAGCAGTTCCCAGTATAGTAAAGAATATTGCGGCAAGAATATCAGCCATATTAAAGAAAGACCCTGATTCGATTGTTTCCGAAACAGTGGGTAGTTATAGTGTAACTTATGGAAGTTCACAAACTAAAGATAGTATTGAAAATCTATTAAGACAATTACCCTATGGATCAACCAAAGTAAAAGCTATATAATGGGATATTCAGGACCAACAAATGTAACCGTTAGCACTGAACGGTTAGCCCAAACAGGGAATAAAGAAAGTTGGCAGGCATATTTAACGGGAATTGAGGGTATGTTACAACCCCTGGGCACAGAGATTACAGCAATGACAGGAGGAAGATTTTTTCAAGAATCACGTTTTATTTGTAGCATCGTAGATATTTTAGAAAGTGATAGAATGGTAATTGGATCAGATAGATATACTATAGGAGGAGTAGAGAAGTTTGATTTTGGACAAAATCCTCATTTAGAAATTGTTTTAAGATTACCCAATAAGGACTAAATATGTATAGTATAAAGATAGAGGGTTTAGATAGGCTAGTTAGAGATTTTAATAAAGCTCCTGACATTATAACTAAAGAATTGACAAAGGCCACATCTGATTCAGTAATATTAGCTAAAAATGTAATGAAAACAGAGGCTCCATATAAGACAGGTGACCTAAGAAGGTCTATAACAGGCATACATTGGGGCGTAAGAGGCGAAATTAAGCCTAATGTAGCTTATGCGGGTTATATAGAGAAAGGAACGCCTAGACACGTTATAGAGCCTGTGAATAAGAAAGCCCTATATTGGAAGGGAGCGATGCATCCTGTAAAGAGAGTCCACCATCCAGGCACTAAGGCCAATCCTTTCGTTCAAAGAACATATGAACAGAGTGCACCCAGAATACAGCAAAAATATGATGAGGCTATGAAAAGAATAGTAGCGGCTTTAGCAGGTAAATAAACAAAATTATGTATACAATATTATCAGCTTATATAAAAAAATTGCTTCTGACAGATAGCAATATAGCTTATGCTTATGAATATGAGAAAAGCGATCTAGAAGGCTATCCATCAGCAATAATCGTGCCAAGCGGATTTGATGTTGAAGAAGTAGATACAGCAAATAACTTTAGAAATTTCAAATTTGATGTAAGAATATATCAAGAGATAGATCAGTCGGGAAGAGGTCCCAGCGATGGAGAAAGAGTAATGAGAGAGTTAATGGATTCAGTTTTACTAAAATTTGATCAAGATATTACACTGGGGGGCAATTGTTTAGAGAATAAACCTGTTCCTGGAAGATGGGGATGGATAGATAGAGAAAATAATATCAGAGTAGCAGAAATATCAGTTGAATGTTTAGTAGCGATAAATAGAGGATAAAATAAATTTATATATATGAAAATAAAGGTTTACAATTCTAATAATAATCCAATTATTATATCTGATATAGGTTTATTTGAACCCGGGGATAATAATGTTGATTTAAATAAAGAACAAATAGAAAGATTAAAAAAATCTACAAATGTTAGAATAATAAATAACAGGTCGAAACAAAAGAAATATAATAAAATAAAGGAAAAATAATATGAATAGTATATTAGCAGTAAAAAACATATCACTAGGAATAGAAACAGATTTTGGAACACCTGTCAGTCCTTCGGCTTATGGTGAAATTACAGATTATAATATCAAGTTTGATAAGGATATGACAATTGTTGAAGATACTGCAGGAACAAGAAAAGGATCAAGAAAAATAGTAGAAGGAGCACAAAAGGTTGGAGGCAATCTTAAGGGGTTTTTATACCCTAGCTTTTTCGGATTTCTAGCTAAAGGAGCTTTAGGTTCAGTTAGTTCAGCTTTAAATGCAGGAGAAACAGTTGTTTATAAACATACAGTATCGCAGGCAACTAGTTTACCTAGCTATACTCTGCAAATTGATAGAGGAAATACAGAAGTAGTTAAAATTACTTCAGCGAAGATAAAGAGTTTAAAATTAAGTTCAAGTGATAAACTTATTGAAATGGATGTGGCATTTGATTGTCAAGATGAAACTACAGGATCGGCTTTTACAGCTAGTCAAGTTACAGAAAACCCTATGGTCTTTCATAATGCTAAAGTAGGATTTGGCGCAGATATTGCAGCTGCTAGAACAGCAGTAGGAGCTTCAGATACACCAGTTTTAAGCTGGGATTTTGAATATGATAATGATCCAGAAGTTAGTCATGCTTCGGGCAGTAAGAAACCCTATAGAATCGATCCCAAGGTAGCAAAAACTAAATTTGATTTTAGTGCCTTTTTCGATAATGCTACAGCCAGAGATGCCTATAGAAATGTTACCAAACAAGCTGCAGTTATAAGAATTATAGGTGCAGCCATTGGAAATGCCAGTTATTACCAAATTGATCTAGAACTTCCAAATATTTACTACACAAGTCAAGAAGTAGAATATAAAGCAGGAGAATTGCTAAAAGAGAAATGTGAACTTAAGGGCTTATATGATGATTCTGCAACTCATGCAGTCCAGATGTTGATCTATAACTTGAAAGCCAATTACAATAGTTAAGATATAAAATAAAAAAGATATATGGGAGTAGAAATTACTTCACTTCGCAAGAAGAAAACAGTCAAAGTTCCTTCGGGAGCTATGATTGAGATTTGGGATAAAGGAACTTGGAAAGAAAGTTCTGATGTCCAGGCAGCTGTTATTGCTTCATCTGATGTTAATCCTCAAACAGGACAAGCTAAGATGAGTAATGGAGCTAGCTTTATTAATTCTGTTAGTCAAAATCTAATTAGCAGGATTGTTTCTTGGGATTACACCGAGAATGAGAAGGCTTTAGACGTTAGTCTAGAGAATCTTATGAAGTTGCCTGAAGAAGATGTTGAATTCTTGCAAAAAGAAATTGGCATTACTAACCAGCCCTCAAAAAATTTGTAAGGAGTGTTGCTCTAGCTGTCGACGGAGCAGGGCCACCTCCAGTAGAGCTTGTAGAATACAGACTTTACCGTCGATTTCATTGGTCACCCCAAGTTCTATATTCTCTGCCTGCTGAATATGTAGAGAAATTACTTTTAATTGATGATATTCTTAACCAGGAAGAAAAAGCTGAATATGATAAAGCAAATAACGATATAAAATAATGGATTCAAGAGATCTAAGAATAATATTAAATGCTCAAGATAAAGCCTCGGGCGTAATTAAGGGAGCCGCTAGTAAAATACAGGGTTCTCTTAATAGTATGGGCCAAAGTGTAGCTTCAGCAGGGAAGACAATGACAGCGGCTCTAACGCTGCCTATTGTTGCTTTTGGAGTAAAATCAGTTCAGGCCTTTATGAGTCAGGAGCTTGCCTCTACACGTCTTGCTAACTCATTTAGACAGGTAGGGGGCATTACTAAAGAAACGGCTGCTGCTATGGAGCAATATGCTTCTCAATTACAAGCCACTACTACTTTTTCAGATGAGAATATAACATCTGGTATGGCTCTATTAGGAACTTTTGCGATGACGACTGATCAAGTTAAAACTTTAACACCCGCCATGTTAGATGCTGCTACAGCTTTAGAAAAAACTACAGGACAATCACAAGATTTAGAACAGATTGCTACTCAAGTAGGTAAGGCCGTATCGACAGGAAATCTTGGTATGTTAAAGAGATGGGGTTTAACTTTATCTGAATCAGCTCTAGCTGCATTTGAATTAGCCGATACTCAAGGAAGAGTTAATATTTTAACTGAGGCCTTTGCACAAAATTATGGAGGTCAGGCGGCTGCTGCTGCTCAAACTCTTACGGGTAAATGGCGTCAAATGAAAAATGAACTAAATGATGCTATGGAACCCATAGGTAAAATAATATTAGAATATTTAATGCCTATGATAGGAAGAATTAAAGAACTTGCTATTGCATTTAAAAATATGAGCCCTGAGCAACAAAAATTTATTGTTCAATTGTTAGCAGGCGTTGCTGCAGCAGGACCCTTACTAATTGTTCTTGGAAAAATGATTACAGGGCTATCCTCTGTAGTGGGTTTTGTTGTTAAAGCAGGATCGGTTATAGGACTATTATTTACTACTTGGTGGGCGATACCCCTATTAATCATAATAGGTATTATAGCGGCTTTAGGAGCTGCCTGGGTGCAACATATGGGGTGCATGCAAAAAGCTGGAGCATTTTTATGGGAAAGATTAAAACCAATATTTGAAAAAATTAAAGAATGGCTTGCTGTTCATATTCCTATTGCTATAGCTTTCTTAAAAAGAGTGTGGGACATGATCTTACCCCATTTAATTAAAGCCTGGGAAATATTAAAAATAGCCTTTGCTACGGCCTGGAATATATTGAAATCAGGTTGGGAACTTGTAAAACCTATGTTGGTACAATTCTGGGAACAGATTAAACCCTGGGCGCCTTATATTAAATATCTATTTTATGCTATTATAGCAGTTATGGCCATATTTATCGTAATTTCAGCGATGGTTATAGGGGCTATTATAATTATAGTGGTTGCTGTTGCTAATATGGTAGCGGGTATAATTAATTTACATAGATTATTGTTTGAACATATTGTTTGGAGAATTCAACAAATTCCTGCTAAATGGCGTGAAACATGTCAATATTTTATAAATGCCTGGAATACTGTTAAGAATTTTGTAATAAATGCTTGGAATATAGTTGTTAATCAATTCTGGAAAGGAGTTAATGCTATTAAAAATTTCTTTGGGGGTATCTATAATGCTATAGCTGATCCCTTTAGAAGAGCCTTTAATTATGTTTTAGATCTATATAGAAAACTTAGAAATACCCTAACAGGAGCAGGCTGGGGTGTAGGAGCAATAATGGATAGGGTGTTACCTCGTTTTCAAAGGGGTGGATATGTTTGGCAAGATGGCCCAGTAATGGCTCATGCAGGCGAAAGAATTGTTACTAAAAATGAAGCCAATAACCAATATAATAATGCTCCTACCATTATAGTCCAGGGTGGTAATGATGCTCAAGATACAGCCTGGATCTTACAAAGACAATTAGAAAGGGTGAACTACGGTTCACTATGGAGATAATATTATGCCAGCAGAACCCTCAACAGTATCAATAGGTGGAGTAACACATATTTTAAAACAAAAATCATATTCTGTTGAATATATGTATTTAATGAATACAAATTCAACCGTAACGGGTAGTCTTCATTATACATCTGGAGGTGCCTGGAAAAGAAAGTTCAAGGTAACTTTAAGATGTGATAATAATGGAGTATCAGGAGGAGGTAAGGCTGAAAGAGATGCTTTATTAACTTTGTTAGATACATCTGCAGCTTTAGCGTTTATTGCACCAGATGGCGATACTTGTAATGTCCATGTGGCAGCTAATCCTAACGCTGCTCCATATATTGATCCTCCTGAAGATGATGGATTTGAATATGAGGTTGATCTTTTACTAATTGAGGATTAAAAATGAAAACATTACCTGCAGAATTAACAACAGCTGAGGCCTTAAAGAACCAAAAACCCGCTGTCAAAATTAAATTATTTGACAATGAGACAAGGTTTAATTACGATTGTCCAAGTGCGGGAACTTATTATAGGGGATTAGTTATAGCAGATAATACTATAATTGTTTCTCTTTTTTGTGATGATGAAACATTTTCACAGGAACAGGCATATATAAGAGTAGTGGATGATGTTACAAGCGAGGCTCAATGGGCGGCTTCGTCAAGTGTTTATACTTGTCCTGGAGGATATTATATTTGGGATGGTTGTATAGTGAAAGATGAAGACTCTATAACTCCTAATAGAATATCTGCTATATTATTAATTACAGATGCTGAGTTTGGATCTAGTTTTTCTGAATTTAAAATTATAATTTTAGTTAGTGATGATAATGGTGCTACCTGGGATGCAGGAACTGAAATAGTAGATATGGATCCTGCCGTAGGAACAGAAGTTTGGATGGGAGCTTTTGGATCAAGTGATCGAATAGAGGGTAAGATTTTTTATGGATATGATGGAATAAAATATCTAAAAGTTGTTAATCATATAGGTGGAGATAGTGAAGATTATTATCTTGGAACTAGAGGATGGTATCCCCATGGATTGCAATTTTTATTGAAAGATGATATAGTATATTGTGCCTTTATTACAGATGAAGAGATAACAACTAACGATAGAAGATTTAGTATTGATATAGCTAAGAGTTCAGATGGAGTTTATTTTACAAGACCCATAAGCGTTTATTCTGTGACGAGTATTAAGAAAGAGGGGGCTTGGTATGGCTATTTAGACAATCTTTTCTTATCTTATAATGATTATGATGAGAAGTTTTATATGTGCTTTAATAAGCAATATACTTTAAGCGAGGCTTCCAGAGAAAGAAGATTTGCGGGCTATATGATATCAGATGACTTTAAAAATTGGTCTGATTTTAAGTATATACTAGGATATGCAGGAGTTTATACTGATACGGCTCCGGTTTCTTTTGATTTAATTTATGATTCTGATTATGGTGAAAGTGATTCATTCCAGGTATTAGATTTATATTCTTTTTATGATACCTGTAATGATTATACTAATACAACAGAGGTTGCCGCAGTATATGATAAAGATGCTTTAACAACATGGGAGGTGGTATAAAATTATGATTATTAATTTAGAGGTTCCTTTAGAATTATTTAATACAAGCGCTTATGGCAGTTATAGTGCTAGTGCTAGAAATTTGCAAGAAACTCAAATGTATCTTAACCCTAGTAATTATGATGGAGCTACTTATTATTTTGAAATAGTTGCTAGGAATAACCATGCTTCTAATGCTTATGAGGTGGTGTTATATAATAAAACAACTGCATCTGAAATTAAAGTAATTTCTATACCTGCCAATACAACCCTCCCTATTCGAATTAGATCAGATTCTTTTAATCCTGCTGCAGGTAATAATGTATATACATTATTAATTAGACAAACTGCTGCTAATAGTAATATATTGTGTTATACCGCTAGAATTGTTGTTGTCCAGGCCGATGCTACTAAAACAAGAATACAAATACCCATATCAGATTCATTAAGCGATAGTAGCGGTAGTTATACTGCTAATGCCAACTATGGTCCTTTGTGGTTAAAAAATGAATCAGCCTTTGCAGATATTGCTGCAGGTAGTCCCTGGAGCATTGAAGCCACAGGTCTAAGTATTACTACTATACCCTATAAAAATCCCTATTTTGCTCTTTTCAATAAAACCACAGGACAAATGGTTACAGGCACTGAACAATATGTTGCATCATCTTCGATAACATTGGTTAGTGTAGATTTTTCTAATACCGCAACCAACTTTACCAATAATAATATTTTTGAAATTAGAGAGAAGACATCGTTGGCAGGTAATAATCCAACAATGTATAAGGCTAATCTTTATGTAAAATTAACTAATTTAACTAAGGCTGAAGTTTTTTGGAAGATTGCTTATGCTGATTCAGGAACGGCCGCAACTGCATATCCCTATAAACGGGCTTTGGCTAATCTTTCGAATTATTCTTTACCTAAATGTTATTTTGAAGTTACTGGGAGTTGTGCAGATAATAATCAAGTTTTATTTTTAAGAGATCATTCTACTAATGATCAAGGAACAAATGGGTCTAATGTTGCTGATTCAGGTATTAATTTTAATAGTACGACTAAGGCTATATCGCGAACAGGAGAATTAACATTAACGGATGATAATCGTTATTATTTACAAACAGCTCTTTCAACTGCTCAAAAATATTTTAGTTGGGGATTATTAGTCATTGCTTGTGAACAACAATCAGAAGCTCCCGAAGCTCCCGTCCAATCAGATCCCACCGATATTACAGACGATTCTATAACATGGAATTGGGCAGATGTAGCTAATGAAACAGGCTATAGAGTTTATGATGCAGACACAGATATACAAGTTAGTCCAGATTTAGCAGCAGATGTTACAACCTGGAAAGAAGAGGGTCTTGATCCTGGAACTACATATAATAGATATGTAACGGCTTTTAGTGCGGGTGGAGAATCTTTACCTTCTAATGAAAAATCAGCCCTTACTATACCTGCAGCTCCTACACCTGCAGCATCAACAGGAATTACAGATGATATTATAAATTGGAATTGGGATAATGTAACTGGCGAAACAGGTTATCGTATGTATGATGCAGACACAGATATACAAATAGGAGCTGATATAGCTGCAGATACAACCACGGTAGAAGAATCAGGGCTTGATCCTGGTACCACATATAATCGTTATTTTACAGCCTTTAACGCCAATGGTGAGTCGGCTCATTCAACTACAAAATCTACTCCTACAACTCCAGACATACCAACGGGCCTGACCCATACAGCTAATACGGCCAGTTCAATAACTTGGGATTGGGATGATGTAGTAGGAGCCACAGGATATAAAATATATAGAGTAAGTGATGATGCAGAGATTGGTGATGTAGTAACATCTACATGGTTGCAACAAACATTAAGTCCAAATACTCAATATTCTGTTTATGTAAAAGCCTATAATGGAAGCGGTACAGGAACTAAATCGGCCAATGTATCAGTTTATACATCTGCCGCGCTACCTGTTCTAGCAGCCTTTTCAGGTATAACACCCACAGTTATTCAAGCAAATTGGACAGCTAACAGCAACCCCGGCACTACAAATTATTATTGTGAAAATACAACTAATTCAGATAATTCAGGCTGGGTTACAGATTTATTCTTTAATAATACAGGTTTAACAGCTGAGACAACTTATACTTATAGAGTAAAAGCTAAAAATGGAGATGGAGATGAAACAGCCTGGGTAGCATTGGGAAGTGAAACAACTCTTGAAACACCCATAGGAAGAATTAAGTTTTATGCTGATGATGTAGCCTATGTTTATGAAAAGAATGACCATGATAATTTTACAGCCTGGATAGCTTTACAGACTAAAGTTGCTCAAGAGTTTGGAGTAATGTTTAGAATTACAGATAAAGATAATGCCTATAGATTATTAGCAGATAATGATACAGTATCTCTTCAGGTAGGAGTAGCAGGAGTATGGACCGATTTAGATACTGCTGATTTTGATTCATCTGGAGCTGATTATTATTATTTTAAGATAGTCACATTCAGTGACCATCTATATTGTTATATAGGAACAGATCCTGACAATTTAACCATATTTTGTTATGCTGAAGACAGCACTTATACGGATGGAAAACTTGGAGTTTTTGCTCATATAGCCTATTTAGATTATTTATATATAAAAGATGAGTATTATAGATATTATCAAGCAATAGGGTCTAATCTAATTTATAATGCTAAAGAATATTGGATAGAAGATCCCTTACAAAATTATAATATAGAATCAGACGTATTAGATTTAAGTATATCTGAAAGTGCAGGAGCTGCGTCGACAGCTCAAATAAAATTATCAAATGATATAGGGCAATATCAGGGCAATACCACTATACCCCCTGAATAAAAAATTATGAGAATATTAAATCAAAACGGAAATTTTGAAGAAGGATTTGCTCATTGGAGTCCATCATATGGAGTTTATGATGGA